GAACTGCTTGCCCTCTGGCGTCTCGCAGACCCAGATGACCAGTCCCTCCTCCGAACCCTCGCCGTCCGTGAAGTTCACCACCTTGTACTCGGCGTCCTCAAACTCCTTGTACTTCTGGAGGTCCTTTGAGCGACCCGCCAGCTGGTAGAGACCAGCCAGGTTGCGGATGATCAGGCCCTCCTTGCCGGCAGCCACATGGTGATCGTGCCACTTCTTGAGGTCCCTCGCGTTGTTCGCCACGCCAGTCGGCAGCAGCTTGACGAACGTCAGCTTCGTCTTCTTCTCAAAGAAGTTCTGGAGCGTCAGCAGACGGTCCTCAAAGGTCTCGTCGTTCACGCAGTCGTAGACCCAGAGGTTCACCTGCTTAAGCATCTCCACCTCGGCAACGTTGTGCTTGGTCTTGCGGACCAGGCCCACGAACTGCTGGAAGCTCAGCGTGTCCGAGTAGAGCTCGCCATCCAGCACGAGCTTGCAACCCTTGAGCTGTTTCGTGATGTGATCCATGTTCGGGAACACCTTGCCCGTGCGGCTCGTCAGCACACCGTCGCGGAAGATACATCGGACACCGTCCAGCTTGGCCTGAACCCAGCACGGGAACTTGATGTCCTTGCCACGCTTGTTGTAGTCGTGGGCGAGCATCGGGAGGATGGCCACATGCGCAGCGAGTGACGTAGCGTCCGCCACAGCCGGGACCTGAGCATCCGCGAGCACCTCAGCGTACCCACCCTTCTGCTTCTTCTCCCACGTAGAGCGGGCCTCAGCAACCGCCTGCTGCTCAGGCGTGGTCGCGTTCTTCTTTCCGAGGTTCTTCCCCTCGGAGATCGTCTTATCGGCGATCGTGACAGCACCACCCTCATACCCGTAGGAGATGTGGATTGTGGAGCCGGTGACCTGGATGTTCCAGACCTGAGTCTTGCCTGACTTGGACTTAGAGTACAAAGTAGGAAAGGACATCTTGACAAGGTTGCTAGGTTGTCAGTTGGTTTATAGCAATGTGATCGCGTTTCTGAGTTATATTCAGAGGTTAGATCATGTGTTTTGGGGGGGAAGTCCTGTCTCCATGGCCCTACTGAATCCGTTTTCATTTAAGTCCTCGCTCCTTCAACTCCCTCTTTTGCTCACGAAGTTCAGAAAGCAGGGCTCGCCGTGTAGGATGTGCTAACACTTTGAAGAGATGGTGGTGTTCCCGCAAATAGGCTGCCCTCTTCATGCGGATGGTCTTGGACTTCCGACGGCGAGTCTTACGCTTCCCCGCGACAACAGGTAAGAACTGAACTGCGGTCTTTGACTCTGCGTTTAACAGGGCAACGTCCTTCCGAATATCAACGATCGGCTCCCACCGAAGCTCGTAGATCTCTCCCTCCCTTCCCATGGCTTTCCAAGAAGCAATGACGGCTGCCTTCTCGGATTCCGGGATCTCCACGGTAAACACACCACTTGCTGTAGTCGGCTGTAAAGGAAACCGACGGATGTCATATCCGGTCTCCTCCTTGAACTCACGCACCGCTGCGGCTGCCTCGGTCTCGCCCTTGAAGTCACTGTCGGGGAACGTTCCCTTGATAAATCCGGGTGGATTCATCGGAGTCAAAAACCGAGTGGACCATCTATCGGGATTCGTCTTCCATACCAGCGGAGTATATTTGGTGTCAGATCCTATGCTGTCGGCGCGACGAAGTGCCTCTTGCTTTGCCGCAGCCAATCCTGTGGCCGTGCCAGGGATCTTCTGTAGTTGAAAAATCTTGGGATCTTTCTTCACATCGGTCAGCCACTTGCCGGACTGAGAGATCAGTACATCGCGGCCGCTTGTGGCCAGCACAATCACCGGCATTCTATTATACACTTTTGAGATTAGAACTCGTCATCGGAATCGTCCAGTATCCCCATTTCGTGGAGCGCATCAAGTTCGTCGGTTGTAACATACATACCATTTCCAATATCAATCAAGCCGTTCTGAGGTGTCTCGAACCGTTTCGGTTGCGTATGAATGGAGTCCGAGTCACTTTCAATTGTCTCATCGTCATCCTCCTCTCCGCGTTCCATCGCCTCAATTTGATTGTAAATGTCTTCCCATGCTAGGTCCAGCAATTGCTGATCCGAGTGTGGTAGTGTTGCGTCGTCCATCTGACGCTCAATGTCTGCTAATGCTTCAAGTAGGAGTTCCATATTATCTGTTGGGGGATTCAATCCGGGTGACGGTCATAAATCCATTTTTACTGGCGCAGCAGGCCGTGCTGGACATACTTGTGCACCAGGGCGAAGACCACACCGTGGGTCAACGCCTGCACCCAGAAGGGCTGGTTGGGGGGCAGAGAGATGAGGATACCCGGCGTGAGCACGTAGAAAAGAACGGCGGTGAGGAGGAAGTATGCCCACATTTTGTTTTAACGCATAGATTTTTTTACTTCCACAACGATTGTTTGAAAACATACACAAGCTTGTCATCCAATGTTCCGAGGAAGATGAACATCGCATAGATAAAGATCATCTGGCCGCCAAACGACTCCACGTAGTGCTCTAGGCCCGGCGATACATGAAGAACGGGAATCCATATATTTACAAAGTACGTCAGCCAGAAGGCGACGACCACAATGGCGGAAACCTCGGCAGAAACATCTAGAAGTTGGTACGCGAAGGATGACTTCTTCCACGTTTCATCATAGGATGGAAATATATGAAAAAACAGATAAGAGACGGCTGCTCCCAAGAACACATAGAAGACCGCCACGAAGACAAGGTTTAGCGTAAGGTTCAGCTGCTGGCCCTTAACGGACGGAATATGGTTCAAGCCGACGTTCTTCATTATTACATGTCCGGAAAGTCCATCAGGCACGGACCGTCGCTCCGGTATCCACCTGGGCACGACTTGCTGACAAACTTCTCACGGCCATACTCGGGTGGGATGCTCGTCTTGCCCGTGCCGGGCCAGAAGAGGGCAGCGTGCCCGGAGAAGCCCATATCCCAGGACTTCGGCTTCATCACCTCAAATCCCTCCTTGGAGAATACCGCAGAAGGACCGCCCTGGTTGCCGGCGAAACACTTATCAGGGCCCGAGACACAACCGACACCCGGGCAGTAGATCTGAGATCCAGGGCACCCCATTGCGGCGGGAGCAGCAACCATAGTTGTGAGTGCAAAAAATACGACGAGAGCAACGACATAAAAAGCCCACTTCGGGAATTTCATTTGTATCTGCTCAATACTACTTCTTCTGAACACGCTTGCCAGTGCGACGACGGCGAGTCTTCGGCTTCCGGGACTTCCGGCGCCTGGTGCGACCTGCGCTTTTGGTTGCTGTGGGATTCGCATTTAAAAGACCGGTATAGGTCGTTCCGTCATCAGCCATTTAATCTAGTCCAACATTCTTCTTGTGGGGGCACGTAGAACACCCGGGCTTCTGCGAGAGTCCTTCGCCTCGTGAGTTCCACACATACATGAAAAATACGACTGCCGCAAGCAGTAGTATCCAGAAGGCCATTTGTATTGTCGCGAGATTTGGGGACGGGTTGAAAAACGGAAGCGCTTTTGTAAGACCAAATGGCATCACCATGGATCCTCGGCCCGCACTTGATAGCATAGACATCCGCGCGACGCAATCTGTCTTGAAGGCACGCATTCGGCAGATAAAGCAGGCAATGCCCAAGGAGGAACGGGCGAGGATCTCCTATGTCGTCAACAAGTATCGCAAGAAGCAACGGAAGCTGTTGGAAGAAGATGACATTGAGGATCCGAATCCATACGCAGCGTCGTATATCTTCTACTGCTTAGAGACTGAGCGCGTATACTAAGTATGGGTATTCCATTCTACGTTGCTTCCCTAATTAGGTCACACAAACATATCCAGAAAAAGTGTGGGAATGCGCCACTTGAAGTGGATGTCCTCGGAATTGACTTCAACTGTTTCATCCATAAGTACTTGAATGCTGAGAATCCGATTGGCAGTATCGTTGTGGCGTTGAATGAACTTCTCACAACAACGGTGCGTGCTAAGAAGGTGTACGTGGCATTTGACGGTATGGTTCCGTATGCCAAGGTCGTTCAGCAGCGATATCGGCGTATGCGTATCGCAGAAGCAGCAGCCTTTGACAAGCACCAGATCTCTCCTGGCACTCCTTTCATGAAGGAGTTAGCCCATACGTTGCGATTCATGTATCCTGAGATTGTCGTTTCGGACACGTTGGAACCGGGTGAGGGAGAGCACAAGATTTTTACATGGCTTCGGGGCATGCCGGACTCGGCGCGCAAGAACATCTGTATCTACGGGTTAGATGCGGATCTGGTGTTGATCTCTTTGGCCCAGAGTCACCTTGGACAGATCCAGGTGCTGCGTGAGATGGAAGACACCGGGTTCGCCACGTTGTCCATCAACGCGTTGGAGAAGGTGCTTCCGCTGGAGAAGAACCTGTACATCCAGATGAGCATCATGTGTTTCGGCAACGACTTCATGCCCAATCTCGGTATCTTTTCACTGCGAGAGGAAGGATATGCTCGTGGTATCTACTATGCGTCTCGGAATGATGCCCACAAGGATGAGAAGAAGGTTCTGATCAAGCGTGCCAAGGAGACGGAGCGGAGGATTGTATCGCCCGACGGCCATGCGTTGGAGCAGCGCTTTGGATGTCAGTTGATGGATGGCGTTCTGGATTGGGAGCCAGTGTGTTACGCATTCTGGAAGACGTATGAATGGACGTATCATTATTTCACGACGTCTGAGGTTCTGGATTGGGAGTGGTATTACCCCTATCCGGAAGCTCCGTTGTTGGAGACGTTGGATGGTTATGATCGGCCTACCACCTTTGAGTGGAATGCGCCTGTGCCTGTCATGACGGTGGAGGATCAGCTTCGGTTTATTCTACCCGCACACAGCTTGCGAGACGCTGGATTGACGCCTGTGACCCCCGATGAACTGTACAATGAAGAGAAGGAGAACCGTCATCCGTGGATGAAGCGATATGCGTGGGAAGCAGAACCATGGGTTTCGTTGCCTCGTGGCAAACTGACTACCGTAACCGAATTCCTCTTGAAGTAATTCGGAAGCCAGCCCGCGCATTTGGGTTTGGGAGTGCGATGTTGCTTGTGCGGATCTCCTGAGGTTCCTTCTCCAACACATCGCGGGGAAGGACTGTAACATCCGAACGGATCTCCAGTTGAAAGTTGGTATCCCGTGCCGCAAAGTATTCGGCCTCAATCTTCTTCAGTTCCCGAATCTTTTTGAGAGCTACAATCCCAGTCACATCTCGCAGAGTCGACCAGTATCGTCCAATATGAGCAAAATACGCATTCCGGTATTCTTTCGCACTTCGCGTCTTAATATTGTTCTGTAAAGTGTTCATACATTCGGACACGCTCATTTGAAGTGGCTTGTTCAGCCGGCGGTTGACGGCATTGTGCGCTCGGAATGAAAACATGACGAGTTCATGGCGCGATTGGAGCATGTTCGGGAAGGTCCTGCGATAGTTTTCCAACATGGATGTGAAATGATCCTTGCAGTGAACGCATGTGATCGTGTCCCGGAACATGTCAAGGAAGGAGAACATGAGATCTTTTTCCGATTGCGTCGGACTCTCAGGGTATATCGTGGCAACAGAGTGAAGCGTCATCCAGCCCATCGGGCCCCATACGGCTGTCATTGGTTTATTCAGAGGAAATCATCCCGGCCTCCTGAGCGTCCTCGTAAATCTTCCGCGTCAACTTCTCGGGCGTGGTCTCCTTGATAGGTAATCCATTCTTCCGCAACGTATTCCGGATCCGACCGATGGGCATCTTGCGAGCATCGTCTACGATCTTGGCGCGACGGGTCTTGGCGCCCTTCTCCGTAATGATGCGTAGCTTGCTCATCTTCTTCATGGGAGGAGCCTTGGCAGGATCCGCGACAGCCTCAAAACGAGCCTTCTTGCGCGCGGTCTTCCCACCCTTGAGAATCCCAAACTTTGGTTTCTTCTCAGGTGCCTTGCGAGATTTCCCAGCCTGCTTGGGTGGATCGGCGGGTCCGCTCCCCATCTTGACAATTTTGATTCCGTCGCTCATTATCACTTACCACGAATATCGTATTGCACAACTTTCTTGATGTCCAATTCCTGCGCTACGGTAGGCCATTCAACATCTCCATATACATAAAGATCCGTCATATGCAGTCCAGACGACATATACATCGTAGATGCCTCGCGAGTTGGATTGTGTGCTTTCGCAATCATGTCTTCGATCTCCTTACGAAAAACAGGCTTCTCCGCCTCAATCTTCTGAAGAATGGACTTCTCCGCCTCCAGCCTCTTCATAATATCGGCACGCTCCTTGTCCAGTTTCACAAGTTGTTTCCGTAGTGCCGCCTCGCGAGAACCGCATTGACCCATTAATTACATTGGCGGCGGAGATCAAAACGAACCAAACGCGGTTTACAGATAGGTTCCACTAAAGTAGGCACCATGACTGACTGTTGGGATGCTGTTAAGGCTCATTTCGCCAACGGTGTTCGTCGTCTCGTGGATCACCAGGTTGACTCGTATGAGGACTTTGTTCGCAACAAGTTGCCCCTGATTATCCAGTCTACGCCACCCATCACAGTGTGGCATGAGCAGGATCCCGAAATCAAGAAGTATAAGTATGAGTTCAAGTTGTCATTTGAGAAGGTTACGTATATGAAGCCTCGCATCCAGGAGGCCACGGGCCGCGTCAAGCCGATGCTTCCTATGGAGGCTCGTGTTCGCAACTTCACATATGCTGCACAGATGTATGCCGATGTCCGATTCACGGCTCGCACGTACAAGGGACCGAACCTGGACACCTACGACGAGGAGTTCCGGATCTTTGAGGGCATCTCGCTTGGCAAGCTACCAGTGATGCTTGGATCGTCGCTCTGTCTGCTCAAGGACTATCCACTGTCTCTGGAGGAGTATGGCGAATGTGCCCACGATCCGCTCGGGTACTTCATCGTCCACGGTTCGGAGCGCACCATCCTCTGTCAGGAGAAGGTTGCCGACAACCGTATCATGGTCTTCCAAGCAAAGAAGACTGCGAGCAAGCACACATACTCGGTGGAGATGAAGTCACTCCACGAGAGCTTCACGATGCCACCCAAGAAGTTGGAAATCCGTTTGTCGTCCAAGTTCAATGGATTCGGATATCCTCTACTCGCGTGTGTGCCTCGCTTCCGTGAGGACATGCCTGCCATGGTCTTCTTCCGCGCCCTCGGAGTCACGAAGGATATTGACATCGCCCGCCTCATCTGGGGCTCACTTGGGGACCACCACGTGGAACTCCTCGGTGCCTCTTTCCGAGACTGTGCCGAACTCAACGTCTTCACCCAAGACGAGGCTGTTGCGTACCTTTCCAACCATCTTCAATACGGAACGAACCAAGAGGACAAGTGCGCATACGTGCGTCAACTCCTGGGCAGCGAGTATCTCCCCCACGTCCGATTCGCAGGCGAGCCTCTAGGACTTCCGGTTCACAACAGCCGCAAGTGTATGCTCACCGCGAGCATGGTTCGTCGTCTCCTTCTGACGAGCCACAAGCAGGTTGCGCTGGACGATCGCGACGCCTATCCGAACAAGCGAGTTGTCACTACGGGCGCACTGCTGACGCATCTGTTCCGCCAGCTCTTCCAGAAGGTGTGTAACGACACTCGCAACGAGTTTGTTCAGGAGGTGAACAACGACTCGTGGAAGAAGGGCGATACACCGCGTCCGATGGACATTCTAAACATCAACAACCTCTACAAGATTCTCAAGCTCTCCACCATTGAGGGCAAGCTGAAGCAGGCGCTCGCTACGGGTAACTTCACAGTTCAGGGTCTAGGCACCAGCAGTTCCACTTCGCTGTCCAATGCGACCAAGGTGGGTGTCTCGCAGGTATTGGCTCGTATGAGTTATACGGCCACACTCAGCCATCTGCGTCGTATCCAGACGCCGGTGGAGAAGTCGGGCAAGCTGCTCGCACCCCGCAAGCTTCACGGCAGTTCGTGGGGCTTCGTCTGTCCGGTAGAGACACCGGAGGGCCATTCGGTGGGTATCGTGAAGAACATGAGTCTGCTGACGTCTGTGTCTCAGCACACTCCGAGCAACACGGTCACACACTTCCTCCAGGATCACGGCGAGATCACCTGGATTGACACGCCTCGTGTGTACGAGGGAACCGCAGTCACGCTGAACGGTGTGATTATCGGTTATACGAAGAACCCGAAGGTGCTCGTGGACCAGCTGCGGGCTGCCAAGCATTCCTTCCGTCTTCACCCTCACATCTCCATTGCGTGGTATACGCTGATGAACACGGTGACCATTGAGACCGATGCGGGTCGTCTGGTCCGACCAGTGTTCCGGATTGGCTGTGCGTGGCCTGATAAGAACGCTGACTGGAACACGTGGCTTAAGACGTGTATTGAGTACATTGACGCGTCTGAGACGGAGACGCTGCGGATTGCTTTCAACAAGGAGTCTGTCACTCCTCATCACACTCACCACGAGATCCATCCGAGCATGCTCATTGGCCACATGGCCAGCAGCATTCCGCTCTCGGATCACAACCAGTCGCCTCGTAACACCTATCAGTCGGCGATGGGCAAGCAGGCGATGTGTATCTATGCCGGCAACTATGCGAAGCGGCTGGACAAGAATGGGTATCTGCTGTGCTCGCTGACACGGCCGATTGTGGAGACACGTTCCATGAACATTCTGAAGCAGCACGAGATGCCGTATGGCATGAACGCGATTGTTGCGATCGCGTGTTACGGTGGTTACAACCAGGAGGATTCCATCATCATGAACAAGTCCTCTGTGGCTCGCGGGTTCATGCGTGGACTCTACTATACGATGTACAAGGACGAGGAGCATCGTAACGTGACGTCGGGTCGTGAGGAGAAGTTCATGAAGCCGATGAAGCACAATACGCGCAAGTACAAGAACACCTCGTATAACGCCGTGGGTGAGAACGGCATCCCAATTCTCCACGCGACTCTTCAGGAGAACGATGTGATCATTGGCAAGGTTGTGAACCTTCGTAATGACTCTGCCGGGTATGCGTATCGCGATGCGTCCACGACGCACAAGAACACGGAGCCATGCCGTATTGATGGCGTGTGGCAGGACAAGAACAGCGACGGATATCCATTCGTCAAGGTTCGCGTCGTTTCGGAACGTGTGCCGCAGATTGGTGACAAGTTTAGTTCGCGCCACGGTCAGAAGGGAACTGTGGGCATGATGTTGAATGAGGAGGATATGCCGTTCACGGGAAGCGGTCTGCGTCCGGATCTGATTATGAACCCTCACGCTGTGCCGTCGCGCATGACGATCGCACAGTTGATGGAGAACATCTTCGGCAAGATTGGCGTCAACAAGGGCACGCTGGGCGATGGCACACCGTATAGCCATCTGAAGGTGGAGGATCTGAAGGCTCACATGCTGGAGCTTGGATACCATCCGTATGGGAATGAGACGCTCTACAACGGCCAGACGGGCGAGATGATGCAGGCCGAGATATTCATGGGGCCTACCTTCTACCAGCGTCTGAAGCACATGGTGATTGACAAGAAGCACAGTCGTGGCAAGGGGCCGATTGTGTCACTGACACGTCAGCCTTGTGAAGGACGTAGCCGAGATGGTGGATTGCGTGTGGGAGAGATGGAGCGCGATTGCTTGCTGAGCCACGGAGCCGCGGCGTTCACCAAGGAACGACTGATGGATGTCTCAGATCCCTTCCCGACGGGAATCTGTAAGACGTGTGGCACATTAGCCATCATGAATGAGGAAGAGTCCATCTACAGTTGCGGGACCTGTGGGAACAAGACAGAGTTCATCAACAAGACAATCCCGTACGCTATGAAGTTGTGGATGCAGGAATTGGAAGCGATGCACATTGTCCCACGAATGATGTTGGAGTAATTTACTCAACCACGGGCTCAACCACAGGCTCAACCACGGGCTCAACCACGGGCTCAACCACGGGCTCAACCACGGGCTCAACCACAGGCTCAACCACGGGCTCAACCACAGGCTCAACCACCACTACAACAGGCTGGACCGCGCGACGATTCTGAACCTTTACGGCAAGCGATCCAAGAAACCCAAGATTAACCATTTTTACTCTGACAAGAGAATCCTACACCGCCGGAACAAGATTCGTAAGATCCGTGTCCGACCGTGATGCCTTCATCGCAGGCCTCGTACATTGCCGAACAACCCACATTATACACCCACACGCACCAATACTCAACGCAAGGGCGGCGACGATAGCAAGAGCCTCCATTTTCTATATATAGTTTTCACAGTGAAAGTGGTATACCATAAATGTCGTTGGATATCGTGATTGGTCCTATGTTTGCGGGTAAATCTACCTTTATCAAAAACACTGCGAACAGCTATGCTGCTATCAAAACGCCCGTCTATATTATTGAACATTCAACAGACACGAGTTACGCATATCATGAGGAGGATATGATCACGGCACACGAGACGGGAATTCGGATTGCGAAGATCCAAAGTCTTCGGAATGTTGTTATGCGATCAATGATTGAAGATGTGGAAGTTGTGATTGTGGATGAGGCACAGTTCTTTACTGGACTACGGGAGTTTGTTCTTTATGTTGTTGAGAAGCTAGGAAAGAAGTTGTATCTGGTTGGATTGGATGGAGATAGCGATCGTGGTGTGTTTGGAGAGCTTTTGGATTGCATTTCACTTGCAGATCGAGTCACTAAGTTGTCTGCTTTTTGCCGTCGATGTGCGAATGGAACGCCTGGAATTTTCAGCCACCGCCACGTGGAATCGACTGAAAGGATTCTGATTGGCGGCACAGAGAAGTATGAAACCCTTTGTAGGGCATGTTACACTCGTGCACAGGCAGATGCACTCTAGTGCGCTGAAAAGAGAGAATCCGTGCGCCCGAAGGAGGCTGGAAAATAATATTGCCATTCAACACAACAAACATGGGTGGTGGTCTTCTTCAGCTTGTCAGCTATGGCGCACAGGATATCTACATCTCCGGCAACCCCCAGATCACGTTCTGGAAGGTGCTGTACAAGCGGCATACGAACTTCGCCATGGAGTCCATTGAGGTGACGTTCAACGGCCAGGCCGACTTCAACAAGCGCGTGACGGCGGTGATTAACCGTAACGCCGACCTGATGTATCGCACGTATGTCCAGGTGGTTCTCCCCGCGGTTGACCTGGTGGGCGGTAGCACGAACCTGAACCGCTTCCGCTGGCTCAACTACATCGGTCACCGTCTGCTGAAGGTGATTGAGCTTGAGATTGGTGGCCAGCGCATTGATCGCCAGTATGGCGACTGGCTCCAGATCTGGACGCAGCTGTCCCAGGATGCGGGCACGATCGCGGCGCTTGACGACATGGTCGGCAACACGCACGACCTGGTGCTGATGAAGGATCGCAAGGGCTATGCTCTTGATGCCTCCTGCGCCGGCGCTGAGCTGACGAACTCCTGCGCCCCCCGCGCGGGCACGCCTGCGAAGACGCTCTACATCCCCCTGCAGTTCTGGTTCTGCCGCAACCCCGGTCTTGCCATTCCCCTGATCGCCCTCCAGTACCACGAGGTGCGCATCAACGTGGAGTTTGAGCAGTGGATCAACTGCACCTACTACGAGCTGATCGGCAGCACGGCGGCTTCCACGGCGATCCAGTCGCTGACGGCCGCATCGCTCTACATTGACTACGTGTACCTCGACACGGAGGAGCGTCGCCGGTTCGCCCAGCAGACGCACGAGTACCTGATTGAGCAGCTCCAGTTCACGGGTGCGGAGAGCATCACGTCCTCGTCCAACAAGATCCAGCTGAACTTCAACCACCCCGTCAAGGAGCTTGTGTGGGTTGTCCAGCGCGACTCGTTCGTGGACTGCACGCCCAACCAGAACTTCATCAACGAGGTCAACGGCTGCCAGCCTTTCAACTACACGGATGACTTCACGACGGAGGGCATCGTGATGGACGTCCTGGCCCGTGGCTCCCTGGGCGGCGGTGCCTCCACGACGGTTGTGCCGACGACGACGGGTGATGGTCCCTCGGGCCCCTACCTGCCTGGTCTGGGCATTGCGGTCGGTCCTTCCCTGGCCGGTGCGTCTTGGCTGGACTCGATCTCGGATGCGGGTGATGAGGTCTTCGCCGACACGACCAACTACCTGCTCGCCAAGGTCATCCTCGACTCCGGCGTGCGCTGCTCGGGCAAGAACCCCGTGGAGGTTGCCAAGCTGCAGCTCAACGGCCAGGATCGGTTCACGGAGCGTGAGGGCCGGTACTTCGACCGCGTGCAGCCCTACCAGCACCACAGCCGCACGCCCCAGGTTGGCATCAACGTGTATTCCTTCGCGCTGAAGCCCGAGGAGCACCAGCCCAGCGGCACCTGCAACTTCTCTCGCATTGACAAGGCGACGCTCCAGCTCACGGTCTCCGTCAACACGGTCCGTGGTGGGCGCACGGCCCAGGTGCGAGTGTACGCCGTCAACTACAACGTCCTGCGCGTGATGTCCGGCATGGGCGGCCTTGCCTACTCCAACTAAGCGCGAGAGTTGGATGACTAACTATTTAAAAATCAAAAAAAACGGGGAAACCCACACATGCGTTCTCAAACGAGAATGGATGCGTATCGTATCGGGCACCCGAACATCTGGAGTACTTTCTTCAACATTTCAAACACTGATGTGGAACCACTCGTGTAACTCAATTTTTAAATGAGGGTTCAGAGTGTCCGTGTTGCTCTTTTCACGGACGTCGTAAATACAGTTTTTGTCGCATAGCTCGATGTCAATTCCCTCTTTCTGTAGAAACTCCTGTGCAGCCGGAAACAAGATGCCAGCGCGCACAACTCCTCCTTCGCTAAACACAGGAACGATGTTCTTCAAACTGCGGAGATAGATGAACGGCTTTTGCGCGGCAATTATTGTTCCGGTACTTTCAAAATCACTTGGACCATTTGACGGACTATTCCTGTCGATTTCCTCCATGACGTCAAGCAGAAATGCCCGGTCGAACAATGTGGGCTGAACATTCATAATGTATGCGTCCCGTGGAGTCGCCAACTGAAATAGAGTACTTCCAGCTTCAATGGTTCTGCCACCGAACGGCCAGGAACATTCCGAAAGCTTTATGAGCTTGACATGTGGATTTGCTTCCATGAGAGTATGTGCGTCGCTGAAAGACGCCCAATCCACAGGACCGGTTAGAAACATGTCATCACACCAAAAGATGACATATTTCGTATCAATCCTTTTTAGATACGACGCCACGCGCGTCATATAGTTCGTATTGTTGTTTGCCAGCTCGCCATAGTGTAAAATGGGGATATCGCCCATCTTTGCGCGGATCTCCTCGAGGGGTCCATCCGTACAGAGATACATCTTGATCGAGTCGTTGTTGAAGTACCGTCGCTTCAGCTCCATGAACGGAGTCCACAAACTGCGATACATGTAGCATGAACAATAAACGATAGACACACTCATATGTTGTGAACATACACAGAATCGTTTAAGTCTATGATCTGAGACCTGGCCTCTATATATTTCAATGTGTCAAAAATAGGGAAACCCACAACTGTATACGGAAACCCGAGTACAGTTGTGATGTGCGTGTATTGTTTGTAACTATTTTTAACTACTATAGTAATGTTCGTAGAACATACTTTATCATATGATGCAATGAAGTATGACTTCCAGGACATAGTAAAGCGGATATTCGATATAAAAGACCTCCAACGCGCCCATGAACTGCGGCCGAGGTCGAACGACCAGATAACATTTGAAGAAGATACGAAGACATGGTTTCATAGACACTACTATGATTCTCCACTATACGGAGAGATGATCGGTATCTATGAGACGTTTGTAAAGGATATTATCCTTCCCAGGTATTCTGATTCTGCATATGTCGTTCAGGTGGATCCGTCTTTTCGTATCGGAATCCCAAACAACACTGCTCTTGGGATCCGAAACGATGATACAAATGACCGTATCGGATGCCATTGTGATGCAGATTATAATCATCAGCCAGGAGAGATCAACTTCATCGTTCCTATCACACCCATGTTTGACACAAACTCCGTCTACGTCGAAAGTGAGCCTGGAAAGGAAGACTTCCACCCCGTAAACCTTTCAGTGGGCGATGTGTTCTGTTTTTACGGGAACAAGTGCCGGCACTACAACGTGACAAATACTACAGGCTTAAGCCGATTATCTATTGATTTTCGTATCATTCCAATGTCTCGTTATATCGATGATTGGGCGAGCGCGTCGGTCCACGGAAAGAGGCCACTTACACTGGGGGGTTACTTTAAGAGAATAAATGGAGACTCTCGTTGTGAATAACTTTGTCCTGTCTGGATACGGGGATCGTATGATGGACCTACTACTTCTCGCTTCGTACGCACGCGCAAGGAATATGCGCCTATATATTCGTTGGCAGGATTTCCCAGGTATGCCCGATTACAGCGACATTCCAGAGTGGAGGTTTCAGGATACTCGACTCAAGAACTTTCTGTCCTTCTTCCGGCTCCCTTCGGAAGTCCAGATAGAGTATACATCTGTCGCAAACACCGCTCACGAATGGAAGCAGTACATCGGTGGAACTACGTCTCCAACAGTTTTTCATGAACGATACATCGCAGGGTGGTTTCCCATCGGCCTTTCGGAGTGGTTGGCGATCGTAGATGAAGTGAAATCAGAGTTGAAACTCAAGGTGACTCGATATGTACCAGAGAGGCCTTATGTAACCGTTCACTTGCGGCGCACAGATAAACTGCGCGGAGTGTGTGAAACGCAAATCGTAAAGGACGAACTCGCTCTTCTGAACCAAGAGACATTCGCAGCTATCCAGACTGCCAAGGACAGCGGTTACACCGATTTCTATATTGCGACGGACGATCCCTCGGCGCGCGGCGAGTATATTGCCTTCATCGAGTCTATCGGTTGTCGAGTGATTGCGCCTGCTAACGATCACAAGCTGCTATCTAGTTATTTTGACACATGGATGATGAAGTCGACTTCTATCATCATTGCGTCGATGCGGTATTCTACATTTTCGCTGTTCCCGTCACTGTGGTGGGACATCCCGCTTTGGACCGTGTTGCCCGACTCTCTGCATTCTGTTCACAAGTTTAATGCGACATATTACAAGAATGTCCAGTTGGGCAATTGAGGGTGACGATTAACGTTGCGATACTCCGTGTTTGCGTTTGTACGTGCGTATGTATGGACAAATATGCTCTTATTAGAGAGGAGCCCGTATTTGAGCTGTAGAAGATACACAAACATAGAATACGATGATTGTAGTAGATGAATCTCTGTAGCGTGCTCTATGAGGCCCAGCGACTGAAAGAAGTCCGACGAACTGTTTTCTAGCTTAACCGCATATCCGCGAGGCAATCGAAGAGGAAACGCCGGCTGTGTGTGATATACGTAATAAGGAACATCTGTGATATGTTGAATTTCTGTTGCGGGGGTGCGTTTCACGTTGAAGCGATCATACATTGTTGACGCTGGGAGATCGTGGTATATATAAAATGCTTCGACAAAACTTACCATCGTCGTCTCACGAAATCGAGCCCATTTTGAATAATCGTCGAATGCGCAGAGGCCAACGAACGGCTGCGTTGGATATTTACACCTTCCTCCAGCACGCGGACACGCCACCGGGGACCCAGTTTGATGGCACAGAACACATGTTCCAGATCCTATCGGTGAAAGATCGGCAAGTTCGACATCGATTCCGGTATCGAAAAAGAGGCGACGCACAAAAGGCAACTGTTCGGGTTGAACAACCATAACAGTTGCATTTCCATATTTACGATACATGTGGTTGTATAGACCAAATTGGCTAAAGAAATCTGTCCATCCTTGGTGACCTAGGACGCGCATTTGTATACATTGGGATTAAGCCATCTTGACGAAATACGCAGGACCAACTGCCTCGCCGTACGGCTGTTCGACCCGGTCAACAAACTGGGTTGCGAAGTACTCCTCGCAGGCCTTGCGGCATCCCGTCAGCTCCCAGTCGTCAATGATGAGAACGCCTCCGACATTCATGAGAGGAAACAGGACCTCAAGGCTTACCTTGGTCGACTCGTAAAGATCACCATCCAGACGGAGAAGCGCGATTCCACCCAGCTGCTTGAGGACGCTCACGTATGGCTGTAGGGTATCCTGGAACCATCCCTTCACAAGCACGATGTTCTGCCAGTTATTCGGAAACCACAGCTTCATATTCGCCTGAACACGCTCCTTGGAGTGAACCGTGATACCCGAGCTCTTCAGAAGCTCACGGGTATCGGTATACTTCACAACAGGCTTCGGGCCCTCGACACCTGGCTGTTGATCGTCATCATCGGACGCAAGTGGGATACCCTCATACGAGTCAAACGCATAGATCCAACGCTTCTCGGGATAAAGGATGTTCCGCTCCTGCATCGCGGCAATCTGAGCACCTGCCGCAACGCCGCACTCCACAAGTGTGCCCGGGATTCGGTTCGCAAATATCTGATCCGTGAAATACTTGGTGTTGTCAATTGTCTCCCTGGTGGAGTATGCTGCGCCGTAGTATGCCATTTTCTTACTATACGATTAGGTTCGTCTAAATCACGGAGTAACAATCGTCCAGTTGGGTAGTTCTACGGGCTCTGTGAACATTCGCTTGAAGTCTCGCTGACAATACACGAATACCGGGACCGTTTCAAGCATGCCATACTTCGCGTCAATCATGTAACACACGACGGCCCAGACGGAATCTAAGACATGGATGGCCTTTGCATGTTGTAAAACACGAATCGCGTCAAAAAAGGTTTCGCTGGACTCTCCAAGCCGTACGATATCTGTGTTCTCAGCTGGCTGGACAACAAGGTCTTCGATGTTTACAGCGTGAACGCATATATACGGTTCTTGCTTCGCGTGCTTGTTGTAGTACATTTCCTCTGCCACCGGATCCCTATACAAGGTAAAACTGTTCACACGCTCGATATACGGAATGTTATACGACTCGTAGAAGAGTTTTTCAAACGGATAATCCGTTACAGCATTGAGACGATTATACGCATTCCGGTATGGATCGTTCATAGGCCTCTGCACGTCATAGTGACCGATAAATTCGAACCGCGTAATACGAAGATGTGCCACATCAACAGGAGATAACCAATCGACCTCGATGATCCTCTTCGGAATGTAGATCGGAAACACGTTCCGAAGGCCTCGTAGATAGAATCCAACCAGTTGTCTGGCGTCCTCACGGATTACCACAAACAGGTTTGTGTATTTTTTCGCATACCAATTGATGAGTGGCAGGCAGTTGACAATATCGGTCCATCCCTGATGGAACATCAATAACGCATTCATTGTATTGTGCTCATACATTTGTCCACATCAAAGCTCCAAGGCGAGTTTAGACCGTTGTCAAGAAACTCCACTTCACCGATAGGCACCCACTGGTAGTTCTTGGCTCCATCATTGTTCCATGTGACACCGTTACCAATGTTGAGCTGGATCTTGTCGTCCGCCACGCCCTCGACCTCACCGATCGAATCACGGTAGCGAACACGGCGATACAAGCCGTTGGTTGGTGCCGTCTCACGGAACTGCGTAAGGTTCGTATGAGACATCGTATATAGAAATCGGGAGTTGATGGTATCAAACTCTGGGCTGTTGATCGAAACAACAACGCACTCCGGTCGTGCGAAGACGAGATTGCACATGCCACCTCCAATCGCACCCACAACATGGGTTGCGTTGGCAAAATACTGGATCTTTTCAGCCATCGTCAGCTTCTCGCAGAACACCTCAGCATATCCATTCTCTGCCAGACGTTGTACGAGTTCATCCTCCACCATCATCTTGCGACGCGTCGTATAGTTGGTCCCCATATTGGAGGTATCGCCATGAATCCACGAACGACGGGAAACGTAGAACTTCTTGGGCGTGTCAATGGGATTCTGACTGGCCAACGAAACCATCTTCTTGTAAAGTTCCCACACGTGAGGATGAGGCGGCTCGTTGGAGTGTCCGTCGTGTGTCATTGAATTGACTAGGATCACCTCCTCGTACGAGGCGTTACCGTCGGCATATACAATATCGGTTTCCTGGATGTTCAGAAGACGCAAGCAGTCTGTTACGAAAGGATAGTGTGGTCCGGATGACATCAGCAGCTTAACGGGTTCATCTGCTCGAAGACGCAGGTAGTCGAACAGATAGGGCAGACTATCATACAGAAAGTGAAAGTAGTTGTCCGTGTTGTATATGAAGAAGAACGATCGGCCCACGCGATGGGAACACGTAGACATCGATGGTTCGTATTCACCCGACGGATAGGCAGACGTAACACCTGTCGACATTGTCTTCTCATTGTAGGGCGTC